CTAATGATTGGAAATATAATCCCTGGTCCAATTCTTACGAAGAGCGTGGAGGACCTCTTTTCGACGGGCCCTACGAACGCAGAGAACGACACCACGAGGGCCACGAAAGATTATGGGTGCCTTGGTACCACCAAGGAGAAAAGGCCTCTGACGTTTCACGTCAGGGGCCTTAGAGACTGGCTTTGCCAGAATTAAGCGGTGACGGGGACGAAGAAAACCCGCCGCCGGACGAACCGGCGACGGGTTGTAGGTACGACGATCTTCATATGGAAGCAGTGACGGTCGAAGATCGCGCGGGAAAGCAACATCGAGGGGCAACCGAAGGTTAGCGATATTTAAACTATCGCGCCCTCGATTCGGATTAGACCTGCGGCTACGCCTTGACATTTAGAGCTTTCCACGTCCTGTCACCTGACACAGTACATATCAAGTGATTGTACTGTGTCAAGCATCGCCGGGCTCGCCAGGGGCCGGCTTTGCCGGCGCTTTCGGAGGGCGCTGCCCTCCACCCGTTTTTTCTTTGGTTTTTTCCTTGACAAGCTCGTCAAGATCGGTTTGGTGCGCCTGTTTTGCAAAGTGCGCCATATATTGCTCGCGATAGTGCTCGCGAGCGGCCATGAATTCCGCAGGCGAGATTTCCTTGTTCAGAACAGGATCAAAGAACGTCTCGTAAGGCGTAGACGGATCAAAGTCGTCGCCGACATCGAAATCCTCGGCTTCCTCGAACGTCTCATCACCAGCTTGTTCAGCTTCACGAGACGCAGCACGAACGAGACGCTTAACCGTCTCGGCGAGAGTTTCGGGCGCTTTAAAGCCCGAAGGCAGAGAGAGAGGAGTCGGATCCGGCAGCTCATGCCCATTGGCATCGAGACGCGGCTTCAAGAACTCCTCAAGCATTTGTTTAATAGCCATAGAACACCTCAGTAGATGAAGGATTTGCCCTTCGCGCCGAGCTTGCGACGGGCCTGGATATTGTGATTAGCCATGATCCAAAGAACATCATTGGTCTGCACGGCGTTGATACGCTTAGTGGGATTGGCACGCACGAACGACGCATTCAGCACAGGCTCGCCACCAAAAATACGAGCCATGTGCCAGAAATCAAGATCAGTCGTTCGGAATTCGCCGCCGATCGTCGACTCAGTGCGGCGATACTCGTCATAGCGATCCTGATAGCCGAAGACACCGTTGGGACTGGAATGCGCCGCGTAGAGCTCCTTATTCAAGATTTCTTGTTGTCCGATATGCTCAAGCTCTTGTTGCCAGAAATCTTCTTTGGTGCGCCGGTTCCAGGTGCGGGGCAGGCCTTGGACATACATGGTACGGGGCCGCACAGACAGCATGGATATGATGTAGCCATGCTCTTCGAAGAAACGACGATAACGATTGGATCGGACAGCCCCAATTCCGTGACCTTTGAGATTGCCGACACCAACTTGATCATCTCCATCGTCGGTAGGCGCAGTCTGTAGAACTTCAGAAAATTGAATAGTTTGTTTTCCGCCTCCGAGATACTCAGGCCTTTGAAGACGAGCATCCGATGACCGGACACCCAGATAACGAAGGTATTCTGTATAACGGCTGCCATAGCGAGCTCGAGCCTCCTCGTAACGCTGCAGAGCAAACGCCAAACGCAGCTCATTGATATTAGCAGCCGACACGTTCGACAGGTCAGCAAACACCTGAGGAAAACCGCCAGAGCCAGCAGTGGTGGCCTTCATGATGATATTGGAAGCCGTAGAACCGAAATAGGCATCGGCATAAGTCGGCGTAGACGTATTCGTCTCCTTAACCTGAACACCAGGCGCCGGAGAAAGAGCGACACCGGCGCCAAGACCAGTGATCGGCGCATCACCCGTCAGAGGAATGGAAACCTCAGGACCTTTTTGCGTCCAAGGACGCGCCGAAGTGAAATAGTCCTTTTCCCAAGCCACATTTTGAAGCGTCGTCGATGTAGTCGTATCAGGACCCGAAGCAGTGGAAATAACAGGCGGGGTTTGAAGGTCCTGATCGCGATACCACTCGCGGTAGATGAGATCGTAAGCACGGAAAGGAAGAGCCGAGACTTGCAGTCCATTGATGCCGGTCGGACAACCGAGATAGTCGGCAAGACCACCAACAACACCAGACCCTGTCGGAGGAGAGCCAGCCGACCAAGAAAGATCAATCGTCGGAAAAGCCGAATCATCCATCCCATCGGGACCTCCAGTGATGAAGTCTTCCCATTCATCCCATACGAGACGATGGGGAACAAACCAGTGATGGATACGAACATGCACCGGATGCATCACCGGTGCGAGAAGAGGCGAAACACGAACAAGAGCCGAAGTGGCCTGTTGAATTGTATCGCCAGGAAGAACCTCAGTTAGACCGATAGGCACAAGCTCGCCCATATCGCAGGAGAGGAGCTTGTAGTTGGAAAGAGAGAATTTATTGCGCTTCATAGCGAATCCTTTTTTCTATGTAGACGAGAACGACCTTCAAGATTTCTTATTTTCTGTTCATTGACCTCCGCGACCATGTGCGACCGTTTGAACCAAGACGCCTTATCAACGCCCTTATCCGAGAGCAATAACTGCATCTCGATTTTTTTCTGTAGGAAATAGTTTTTCTTAACCTCATCACGCAGCCTTTCAGGCATGCCGATTTCATCACGAAGCTTTTTACGAAGATAACGACCAAGCGGAATAACTCGACGACCGAGACGAAGCTGAATTGGAACATCACCAGTTTTAGCGAACTCATTCATGCCAACTTCAGTTTCCATGTAGTTGGCGATCACCGCCATAGCAGCAGCACCAAGACCTGGACGATTAGACTTACGAGAAAACTCGGGATGAAGACCTTCAAGACGAAGATCGTCCCAAGCCGTCATTTTTTTTACAACATAGCCTGCAACGTACTGAGCAGTCTCAGGAGTGAATTCAGCACAATGAGTATGGCCAAGCCCCCAAGCGCGATCGACAAAAGCAGCATGACCAAGACCAAGACCGAAGAGAGAAAGGTGATAGTGAGGGCGAAAAGTTTGCTCGCCATATTCTCCGACCAAGAAGAACCGAAAAGTCTTTGGAGCAAGCGAGGAACGAAGCCGCTTAAGGAAGAGCTGGCAGTGTCGCGGTACCACTCCGCCCACAGGTAAGTTAACGGGATCATAGGTGAGCGTGACGAAAAGATTTTCTTCATGACAAAGCGACTCCAAATATTGACGCCACGTCCATTGACGACGAAGCGAAATACGACAAGGGAGACACTGGCCGCAACCGACCGGTGTCTCCCCATTCAACATGTAAGGATATTTACAGATCACATACGATAGCCGATGCGGAGAGCACGAACACCGCCGCGACGGCGGCGAGCAGTGGAACGACGACCGCGACGACGACCACCGAAGACACGACGAGCAGGACGACGAGTTGAACCACGACGACGAAAGCGCATTGGCGACTCCTAATTTTTGGGTGGGAAACGGATGAAAGCCTTACGAGGATTTTTGATCGGCTCGTAAGAATTGGACCAGGGATTATATTTCCAATCATTAGCCCAATCGGGAAGGTAACTGTCCGGTGGACGGTTACGATTTTCAGCATCTCGAGAAATACGAGGCATAAGCGAATTACGAAGGTACCAACCGATGATTCCAGGATTAGTCAAATCCTGATCTTCTCCATAGGTACCCTTAGCAGGATTAGGAGAGATACGGTTTTCACCGATATTGACATACTCGCTATCAGCACGAATGCCCGCAGCAACTTCAGGACGACCAGAGATCGACGCATCAATCGACACGGGCTGGATATCAGTACCAGGAACATCACCTTGACCCGGAAGAGCCGAAGGAAGATTTGTCGGCATCGAGGGACCAGTACCGTGAATTATTGCCCGTGTCTGAGCTCGGAGGAGCTCGTTTTGTGCCTCGCCATTTTCGACCTGGAGACGGGCAAGGATCTCCGAATATTTTTCGGGCTTGGTTGTGGCGGCATGGATTGCTCGACCAATATCCTGTCCAGCAGCTGAATAGTCTGCGCCAGAGTCACCACCGACATAGGTAGATGGTGTAAACGAAGCTGTCTGAGCCCCCAAAGCATATAGAGGATGAATTCCCGCTGCCTGGGCGTCAGCAACTTTCCATCGAATTCCATTTTGAGCGAACTCCCGTTGCATAGTCTCGTTACGGGCAGCAACGTCAGAAGCAGCATCGGCGGACGACTTACCACCGAAGAGATTACCGATAGCGCCGATAGCGCCACCAACGACACCACCCCAATCAAAAGCCATTACATCCTCCGAC